CGAACACCTTGCGCAAATGCGTACACGAGAGGACGACATGACAGGACATTTTAAGCAGGGGGCGTGGGTGGAAGATCCGCCCGTGCCGGAACCGGAACCAATACCCGAACCAACAGAATTGATAGAGGAAATTCACGTTCATATCTGCGTGCATGTGGATGAGAACGATATCAGGCCGTCATGGTGGCAGCGTGTCCGGGCGATGCTGGACGAGTGGAGCTGAGGTATGGCCCGGAAGTGCACGGTCTGTTCACATAAGGATCGAAATAAGATCGATTCTGCTCTGACGGTGCGTTCCGATTCAATCGAAACAATATCGAAACAATATTCGGTATCCGTTTCATCACTTAACCGACACATATCAAGCGGGCACGTATCCCAGATGGTTGCCAAAGCGGTCGAAGCACAAGAAGTCGCACAGGCTGATACCTTGCTGGAACAGGTCAAGAGCCTATCCACCCGTGCCCTCTCTATCCTCTCACAGGCAGAAGGCGCGGGAGATCTCCGTACTGCCTGCTCAGCTATCCGGGAAGTAAGGAGCACCCTGGAACTGCTCCTGAAGGTAAGCGGGGAATTGAAAGGCGACCAGACCACGGTTAATGTTGCTGTAATCACCCATGAATACCGGCTCGTGAAAGGGGTTGATGCTCCTGCCAGAAAANGAACCCCCAAAAATAATTGAAAAGTTCTGGCGGTTCTTCGATGAGAACACCGATAAGGAAGAGTTAATCCTTTATGGCGGGTCCGGTGGAGCAAAGAGCCACACTACCTGTCAGTATATTGTCAAAGATTTTTTCACGATACCCGATCTGCATTTCATGATCACCCGTAAGACCGGACCCTCTTTGAAGGCAACCACATGGCGCATGATCCGGCAGGTTTTATCAGATTTCAATTATCAAGAAGGCCGGGATTATCACTTAAACCGAACGGATAAAGAGATCGAGGCCCCGAATGGTAATATCATGCGGTTCACCCCGATAGATGATCCGCAGAAGATTAAGAGCGCATCATATAACGTGGTTTACGTCGAAGAAATAACCGAATTTACCGAAGAGGATATATTTTTTGTAAAGAACACAATTCGCAGGCCCAATTCGGGATCATACCGGAACAAACTGATCATGACGTTCAACCCGATAGATATTAATCATTGGGTATGGCAGAAACACGTCATTAAAACGAACCCGGAAAAGACTGCGATTATCCACAGCACCCATTGGGACAACCCGTTTTTACCTCAAGCATACCGTGATCAGTTAGAATCGTTAGCTGAACAAGACGAGAACTTTTATCGGATTTACACCCTCGGTGAGCCGGGAGTATTAGAACACACGATATACCGGAACTATTGCACCGCACCCATGCACCCGATGGCACGGGAGAAAGGCACGGTTTACGGGATAGACTTCGGGTTCAATAACCAGAGCGCGATTGTCGAACTCTACCTTTACGAAAATGCGCTATATCTCAAGGAGCTCTTGTATCAATCCCACCTTACAAACGCCGACCTTATCACCAAACTCAAAGAGCTGAAAATCCCGCAGGATGCTCCGATATACGCTGATGCTGCCGAACCCCAACGGATCGAGGAAATCTATTCGGCAGGGTGGAACATCAAACCCGCTGACAAGAGCGTGAAAGACGGGATCGATTTCCTGAAACGGTATCGGCTCCATATCGACCCGAACAGCGCCAATATCCTGAATGAAATACGGGCATACTCGTATCGAAAGGATAAGAACGGGCAGGTACTGGAAGAGCCGGTTAAGTTCCGGGATCACCTGATGGATGCTGCCAGGTATGGAGCATATACCCATTGGCATAAGCCGGAAGGCGAACCGATACCCGAGGAACTGGCATCGTTCGGCGGTATCAGAGAGGATAGACTATGAAGAACAGACACGACAGAAAGAAACAGATTGACAATGTTGGCAAGCCTGCCGCAGTGCAGGTTGGAAAGCAGACAGACGCGGAAGGGTCACCGATTTACATATCATCAGGACTCAAATGGGTAATCCCGGCAGTAACGACCACACTTATTGAACAGTATGCCGAGAATGCCCTGCTTGCTGAACCCCTGAAGAATATCAAAGATCTGGTATTCACCACGTATGAAGATCATCCCGCACCGTGGGTTACGATCAAGGATCCGGAAGGCAACATCGATGACGACCTGAGCGATCAGGGACAGATGATCGCCAAGACCTGCGATTTCTATAACGCCCATATCCGGGCGCTCATGGATCAGGAACTCGGGGGGTGTTCGGTCTGGTCGCCCGGCTGGGGCACTCTTGACGGGGTCACGGGTATATGTCCCGTTGAATTAAGGAACCTGCCTTGGAACTCGTTCAGGGATACCCCGCCGGGGTTCACCGATGTTTATAACGACATCATGCCGGGCATTGTCATTGACCGGATGACGGGGCAGGTAAGGATATTCCAGAAAGAGGACGACCGCACCCAACCGAAAGAGGTCCAGAACTTCCTTATCGTGCAGGACCCGACCGCTCCGAAACCCGCCGGTAAACCCGGATGCCTGCCCGTAGTGGCACTCATCGCCAATTACAACTATGCGGATAAGGCGTGGAACCAGAAGATGAACCGGGTCGCCGCTCCGTCAATCTTCCCGTATGTCGAGAAGATCACCGCCGCCAATAAGAGCTATGTCGAGGCGCTGGCAAAGAAATGGGGGAAAGATACCTGTTTCATCCTGACGGAAGGCATGGATTTCAAAGACCCCAAACTGGTCGAGAGTTCCACCGCAGAGGAACGGTTAGCCTGGCTCAAGAAACGGATTGAAGATTATTACAACCCCTCAACGTTCCTGCAAAAAGAAGGCAACACCATCGGCGGCTCTGATAGTGGGGCTGCAAGGCTGGTCAATAACATGATCGTTGCCACCCTCTCCCGCCTTGAATCGGGTCTTGGTGAAAAACTTCTGCAACAGTGGCTTGACAATAACGGGTTTGTCGGGTATTCCGTCGAGTGCAGATACCCAAGACCCGAAACACAGGACGATGTTCAGGTACTGGCAGAGATTGCCGAAGCCATGAAGAACGGGCACATGAGTCGCATGGAAGCCCGGCAGAAGTATCCGAACCTCGACCTGCCCGAACTGACACCGGAAGAAGAGGCGAAGATGGACGCGGAATATGAGAAGCGGAAACCGCAGCAATCCCTCTTTGGCGCCAACCCGTTCGGGCAGCCGGCTAAAGATGAACAGGAAAGTACGCAAATGCGTAAATCAGAGGGGGCTATCGGCAACCTCCAGATGCCGGTATCCCAGACCGAGGCCGACCTGATCGCAGCACACCGGCAGTTAAAGAAAGACGTGCTGCGGATTGTTAAGGAGAAAGTCAAGGGGGAATGAATGGCACCCCCGCCCGATACCATTGACCGCGCATATGAGGAGATGAAACGCTCGTATATCGAAACCCTCACCGATAACGCCGCAGACGCCATGATCGCGGGGGAAGTCCGTGCCTCCAACATCCTCGGGATCGGGTTGAATTTCAACCTTATCAACAGCCGGGCAGTATCCGCGACGCTGGATTATCGACAGACGCTTGAGAGGTTCGGCGGCTCGGATGTTACGGTCATTGGAGAAAACGGGATTGCCCGCCGTGTATTCAAGCCGTGGTTAGATGATATGGTCACGCGGGATAAGGAAGCCGTTGGTCAGATAGTGCAGGACGCTATCCGGAAAGGGTCATCGCTTCGGGATGTCGAGAAGGCGCTGGATGGGGTGTTCACTGCCGGGGAACACAACGCCCGCTTAACCGCGTTCCAAGAGACGAAGGCGCTCTATAACAAGGGCACCATGCAGCGGTTCGCTCATGAGAACGTGCAGCAGGGGATATGGCACCATTCAGACCCACAGGAGGCCCCGAGGGAGGAGCACCAGGCGCTTGAAGGCAAAGTGTTCGACCTTGACGATCCGCAATGGGACGAGCTGAACCTGCCAAACTGTAAATGCTGGTGTGAACCCGTGATCATCGGCGGTGCGGGGGTCGAATGAAGATCCACTTTGTCGGATACCTCGCCTCCCCGTTCATCAAACAAGACCTCGCGCTCCTGCAAGAGGATCATGCGGTTACCTCGTTTGACCTCTCAAAGCACGCCACGTCATTCATGCAGGTTCCCGCTTACCTGCTTGCCACGCTCAAAGAGTTTACAAATGTAAAGAATTGTGAAGCGGTCTGGATCTGGTTTGCCGATTATCCTGCCGTGCCGTTCATCCTCTGGGCGAAACTGTTTAAGAAACCTGTAGTGGTCAATATCGGGGGGTGGGAAGTCTATGCCGCGCCGGAGATCGGATACGGTAATCAGCTCAGCATGATACGGGGCGCTGTCACCCGATGGGTATTAAGGAACACGGATCGCATCGTCGTTCAATCAAACGCATACATGGAGATTGTCAACCGGCTCATACCCGGACTCCATCATAAAACCAACCTGATCCCGCCGTTCATTGATACCAGGTTATGTGATGCGGCATTACCGAACAAGGAGCCCCGGGCCGTCACCGCTTACTGTACGAAGTCGTCAATGCCCCTGAAAGGCATCCCGGTATTCCAATATGCAACCATCGGCATGGACTCGCAGATTTTCAAGAGCATCCCGCACGACCAACTTATCCGGGAACTCAAGAAAGCGAAAGTCTACTGCCAGTTATCCTATACCGAGCAGTGCAATAACACCACCATTGAAGCGATGGCATGCGGGTGCGTGCCCGTGGTGACTGACAGGGACGGATTGCCCGAAGAGGTTGGCAACACCGGGATCACCGTTCCCTATGGCGATGTAATGGCGACCAGAGAAGCGATCCGGGTAGCGATGGCAATGGACGGCGGGTCGTGCCGTGAACGGGCCCGGATGTTCTCCCGCGAGCGTAAGAAAGAGAAGATAAACGAGGTTTTAAACGGATTATGACGTTCACTAACCCTTTATGCACCCGGATATGGATGTTCCTGAATAAGTTCAGGTTCTCCCATGAGATCGCACAGGCGTATGAGTTACGATCACAGCGGGACTGGATCGAACGGAACTTCGAGCGGGTCTATTACGGCAGGACAAAGGATAGCGCCTATCAGTGGCTCCGCGAGTGGTTCCCGGATGTGTATTCTTTCGATAGTTTTCTACGGTCCACAGCCGGGAAGACCTGCCTTGAAATCGGGTCGGGCCCATCGGGGAACATTATTTATTTCTGGTGGGCTGCCCGCCGTATCATCATTGATCCGCTGGTCACCCAGTATCAGCAGATCCAGCTTACCCGGTTCGGGAAATCATGGTTTGATCGCATGGACCTGATACCCTGCAACGCTGAAGTGCTGAACGCTGACCTTATTGGTGCGGTCAACGGCGCGATCATCTGCCGGAATACCCTCGACCATTGCGCCGATCCTATGCTGGTGCTTGAGAACATCGCAAAGTATGCCGCCCCTGGATGTTACCTGCTCCTGTGGACCGACCTCTACCACCCCGGCGGGCATGATGAAGGGCATCAGGATATCACCCGCGACCCGGCAGCGTTCACCCGAAAACTTACCGATCTTGGGTTTGTAATCGAGTATGTCACCCAGAAGAAACCCGGGCGGAAAACCATTCATTACGGCTGCCGTGCCCGGAAGGCTTGGAAATGAAGTATGTCGTAACGGGTGGGGCCGGGTTCATAGGCTCGCATATCGTCGAAGAACTTGAACGGCGGGGGCATGACGTGGCAATCGTTGATACTTATACCGGCGATGATATCCTGGATATTACTACCCTGAAAGATGCGTTTGACGGTGCCGACGGTGTGTTCCACGAAGCCGCCGTTGCGTCCGTGCCCGTATCTGTCAAGATGCCCCGGTATGCCAACGAAGTGAACACAACGGGCACCCTGAACGTGCTGGATGTTGCCCGCGCCTATGATGTTAAGAAAGTGGTATTTGCGTCCTCCGCTGCGGTCTATGGCAACAATCCCGCACCCAACCGGGAAGACCAGCCGACTGATCCGCTCTCCCCCTATGCTGTGTCAAAGGTTGCGGGCGAGAATTACATGAACGTTTATTCTGACCTTTACGGTCTGGATACCGTATCGCTCCGGTATTTTAACGTCTTCGGCCCCCGTCAGACCAACGCGGTTATCCCGTTGTTTATTCGTCAGATCACTAACCGCCAGCCTATCACCATCTACGGCGATGGATGGCAGACCCGGGACTTTACATTTGTAAATGATGTTGTGCAGGCGAATATCCGAGCGATGGAAAGCAGCGCCCGGGGCGTGTTTAACGTTGCCACAGGTCAGCAGACCAACCTCTTCAACCTTGCCGGAACTATCATGGAGATCGCCGGGATTGATGTACTGGTAAACCATGCGCCCGCCCGTGCGGGGGAAGTGCGGGATTCGGTTGCGGATATCTCGAAAGCGCGGGAAACCTTCGGGTATGTCCCGGAATATACCGTGAGATCAGGACTTATGGAGATGCTATGAAGATTCTACTCGTTTCAATGCCGTTTGAAAATGCCTCGATCATGACGGGCGGCAAGTTCGACATGCGGGACACGGATGCCTATTGCCTCGGGTTGGGATACCTCCACTCATACCTTGAGAGCAAAGGGCACGACGTTAAAACCCTGTCGATGAACCACAACCCTGCCGCTATTGATGAGATCGCGGAAACCTTCAGAACGCGGGGGGTGCCGGATATGATCGGGATCAATACCCTGACCTTTAACCGGACCTCATCATTCGGGCTGGTTGAATGGCTGCATAAGAATTATCCGAGCATCCTGATCACAATGGGCGGCATCCATGCGACCATCTGTTACGAGCAGATCCTGAAAAAGTATCCGTATGTCGTGATAGTCAGGGGCGAGGGTGAGATCACTATGGCAGAGCTGGCAGGTTCCCCCGCGAACCTGCTGGATACCCCGGGGCTTGCCATATCCGTTCGTGGGGTGCCGGTACTGACAGAACCCCGCCCGCTTATCTGCGATCTTGATACCCTTCCGTTCCCCAACCACCGATACTTCCAAGAATCAGCGCATAGGGTAGCCGCTAACATGATGACTTCCCGGGGCTGCCCGAATAGGTGCTCATTCTGTTGCCTGAACCCAACAGCAGGGACTACGGTGCGGTTCCGCAGCGTCAAGAACTCCGTCGATGAGATTGAGTATATTTATAAAAACTTTACAAATGTAAAGATCATCCAGTTCTGCGATGACGCTTTCTTTACCCGCCCGTCTCGCGTGGTTGCTATCTGTAACGAGATTGTAAAGCGCGGGATAAAGTTAAAGTTCATCTGCCAGGCGCGGGCGAAACCCTGCACCCGTGAGATGGCAGAGGCCATGCAGCGTGCCGGGTTCTATATGATCACCATCGGGATGGAGACGGGCGATCCGGGCATCCTGAAAGGCATCCATAAGAACTTCTCACTCGCCGATATCCTGAACCTTTATGAGGTGTTCAAAGGAACCGGGATAAAGATATTCGTCCTTCAGATCGTGGGGTTGCCCGGTGAAACGTGGGAATCCATGCGGAATACCGGACGGTTTGTTCAGAAGTTGCAGGGGATACAATACAACTTCTATGCTTTCCCCAACTTGGCGATGGTCTTCCCCGGTACTGAGCTGGCTCGGAACATGTACAAGGCGGGTATCATTACGGAAGACTTCTGGATGACTGATACCCTAACCCCTGTTTATACCGTCGATCACCCTCTGGCAGAACTGGAAGCCATGCAGGAAGAGCTCATAGACTGGGTATCCTGTGATCGGTTGTGGACCCGCGAGGGGTTCAGGAAACAGTGGCGGTTAATCCCGGCGATCTACTGGTATAAGTTTTGGCACTTCATCTGGCCCCGGTACGTGACCAAGGAGGAAGTCTGGTGAACATACTGCATACCGTTGAATCCTATTATCCGGCACGGAACGGCATGGCGGAAGTCGTCCGGCAGATATCCGAGAACCTTGTCAAGAAGGGGCATACCGTAACCGTGGCAACGTCCGTCCATCCAGATCGGGATACCTGCGAGATTAACGGGGTTCATATTGAAGAGTTCGACGATATGGGGGTATATCGGGATTTCCTTTTGGAAAATGATTATGATTACGATATCATAACCAACTTTGCCGCGCAGCAATGGGCGACTGATACGATCCTCCCTTGCTTACCGTGCATACATACAAAAAAGGTGTTCGTCCCGACGGGGTTCTCTGGTCTGAACCTTCCTCAATATAAGGAGTATTACGAGCAGATGCCCGGCTGGATGCGACAATATGATGCCTGCGTATTCCCGTCCGATACCTATCAGGATATCGCGTTCGCACGGGAGCATGGGATTAAGAACCCGCACGTTATCCCGAACGGTGCATCTGTGGAAGAGTTCATGGCGGAATATCCCGGCAACATCAGGGAAGAACTCGGGATCCCTGAAGACCATTTCCTGATCCTGCTGGTCGGGTCGCACACAGGGCAGAAAGGGCATAAGAAAGCGATAGAGATATTCAGGCGGGCGAACCTGCCGAAATCGTCCCTTGTCATTGTCGGAGAGCCCTCAAACCCGTTCTGCTTTTACTCCTGCAAGATAGACGAATGGATGACGCCCGGGTTAAAAGTCCTCCAGTTACCCCGTGATCAGACGGTTGCCCTCTATCACGCGGCTGACCTGTTCCTGTTCCCGTCAAACATCGAATGTTCCCCGATAGTCCTCTTTGAGTGTATGGCAAGCCGCTACCCCGTTCCTTGTGACGGTATGTGGGGAACGCAAAAGAGATCATTAAGTGGTCAGGTGGCGGCGCNNTACTCCCGACCACCAAAAGACGTAAAGGGGATTCTCTCATGCGGTATAGTCCCCGGATCGGTTNNCGCCCTGATCGGAATCGTATTGGGATATGACAAGACAGATGTTCATGCAAGCAAACGGGATCAAAGCATGGTATGATCGGTTCACATGGGAAAAGATAGCGGGGCAGTATGAATCGCTTTATCAATCCCTTCTGGCAGGTGAAACGTGATAACCGTCATCATCTGCACCAAGGACCGCCCGCAGGATCTGGCGGAGGCTGTCCGGTCAGTGTTCACGCAGACGGTTCTCCCTGATGCGCTGGTTATCATCGATGACGGCAACGCGGATAAGACCCGGAAAGAGTTATATTGCATCCGCAACCCTGGCGTTGAGATTACCCGGATTACCCCTCGCCCAAAGAGTTCGGGGATCCCTGCCGCCCGTAATGCCGGCATTGACCGGATACGGCGGGCACCCCCGGGGGTCGTCCTGTTCCTTGACGACGATGTGACGCTGGATAAACAGTATATCGAAACCGTCAATAAATTCTTTGATGAGCACCCGGACGTTGACGGGGTGACCGGCTGGATCAATACGAAATACCATAACGAATCGCTTACCATGCGGATCCTGCGGGTCATTGCAGGAGCAGTTATTCCGTCAAAGGTTCCCGCCTGCATGTTCATACCCAGAGCCAAAGGCAACCGCTCACTTTATCCGGTATTCAGGAAGCCCGGTAAGGATTCAGTACCGGCGGAATGGTTAAGCGGCTGCAACATGGCCTATCGCTCATCCGTATTCGATGAGGGGTATCGGTTCGATGAAACGATGACAGGATACGCGCTTGGAGAGGATCGAGCACTCTCAAATCGGTTATTCCTTGACGGGAAACAATTGCGGCTCGTCTATGGTGCCCAGCTTATGCACGGGAGGAGATCATGAACGTCACCCGGCTCTATGGGGGGCTTGGAAACCAGATGTTCCAGTACGCAATTGCGCGGGCGTATGAGCTGCGGACGGGCATCCCCTTCATTATCGATACCCTACACCTCACGCACGCGGGCACCCCCAGGAGGTATGAACTCGGGCATTTCGCCTGCAACCCAAAGGCCCGTAACCATTGGGACCGGCTGCGGAGGACCGTCAAAGTGGATGAACGGATCACCACCCCCGAACGGGTCAACGCCCTGACGCTTGATAACCTTGAGTTCGTCGGGTACTGGCAGAATGAGCGATACTTCAAGGATTACGCCGAGCAGATCCGAAAGGATTTCACGCTGAAAGGATCACGGAAAGGTTTTGTCATCCCTGACAGCGTTGCCGTCCATTTGCGGTTAGGGGATTACGTCGGAAACTCTCTTCATCCCGTTCAACCCGTGGATTATTACCAACGGGCTTTTGATATTATCGAATCCGAGGTTATGAACCCGAGATTTTATTTATTCTCCGACGGCCCTATACCTGCCGAATATATCCAGATGATGCGTGATCGTGATTGCAACATCTCCCTTATGCCGCCGAACGACGGCCCTTATGATCTTGACCTGATGAAAAACTATGAGCATAACATCATCGCCAACAGTTCATTCTCGTGGTGGGGTGCATGGCTGAACGAGAACCCGGACAAGATCGTGATAGCCCCGCGTCATTGGTTCAACGGGCAGGAGTTCGGGGGATACTGCCCGGGATGGCGGGTCATATGACCGAAGCAACCCACACTCACGACTGGCGGGGGATGGGATCACCGTTGGTATCCGTGGTGATGCCCTGCCACACCGAGAAGTATCTGGTGGAGGCCGTGCAGAGCATCCTTGATCAGACATACCCGAACTTTGAACTGATCGCCATCTGTGACCCTGACAATATGGATATCGTGCGGGCCCTGCACGGGTTCAAAGACAGGAGGATAAAGGCGGTTGACACCCAGTTCAAGGTCAACGTATCCGATAAGATGAACCTTGCCCGGGCACTAACCCGGGGTAAATATGTCGCCCGCATGGACAGCGACGATCTCGCTCATCCTGACAGACTGGAAAAGCAGGTTGCGTTCCTTGACGCTCATCCGGATATCGGGGTTGTCGGTACGCAGATGGAATATGTCAACGAGGACGGCACGCATAAGGAATGGTTACGCCTTCCCACTTCATTCCCGCATATCCTATGGGCGCTCCCGAGATACAACCCGATAGCCAACCCCGCGGTCATGATGCGGGCGGAGATCTTCCGGGAACTCTGGCACGACCCGGCGATCACGACGGTTGAAGATTATGATTATTGGGTCCGGGCAGCCCGGCTCACTAAGATCGAGAACCTGCCGGACTACCTGCACAAATACCGGATCCACCCTGCGAACACGTCAAAGAACAACGACGAGCGGAACCATTGGGTGCCGGCAATCCAGGAGAAAGCAAAAGGTATCTTCTGGGAACGGCTCGGGGGTTGCGTTTGAGTTATTACCGTATCGGGGTCGTCATGTTCCTTATCGCAACCGGGGGTGTGTTGGAGTATATGTTCATCTACTCCCTGCTCGGGTATTGGGATTGGAGGATAATTCAAGGGAGGAAAAATTGACGTTTTACATACCGCTTGCATATAAGGAGAAATGGTATATCGCGCAGTTTGTCGAACTCTCGCACGGTGACGTGGCAAGATCGCTTAATCGGTTATTCAAGAGCGCCAACAACGGCACCCGCACGCGGATGTGCGTCTACCTGTTCCGGCAGACCGTAGAGTATAAGGAACTCCGGGAAAAGGCCGAGCTCAAGCAGCAAAAGACCGCAGAATCAAAGGCGGAAGCCTGATTCCTCTTTTTTACACTAACTTTTAGTGAATTAATGGTTATATAAAAAGGTTTGCGTCGCCAATATACATAATGCCTGCAAGCAGCGACAGCGTAAGCCCTATTGATAACGAGGGATCATTCTCTCACTCTTCTCATGACATCACGCTTCAGCGGCTCGACACCCACATCCCGTACGCGGGGGTTGCTTCGGGCAAACTGAAGTATAACGTTGACAATTTCGCCGGTACTGAGCAGGCATGGGACCGCACCCTCGCGGTCTTTGTTCCTGACGGTGTACCGGCACAGCACGTTGATCATGCCGCTTTCGTCCGTGATCCTCATGGTGAGGCGCGGCGGCTCGGGTTCCGGATTGTTGGACACCATGCAAATACCAAGGTGATCAGCAACGGGCCCGGCGAACCTCGTGTTGTAACCACAGCGGTTTTCACTGATCCGGAAGTTGACCAGTACGCCAGCGAAGGGAAACTTTCCCTGTCGTCTGGATTCGATGCCCGTGTCTTACCGGATGGTATGATGAACGGCACGGTCCAGCCGAACCACGTCCTGTACTTCCTCCGCAACTCGCAAACCGCTTTTGGAACTCCCGCAACCCCGAACGATCTCGGGGCGATGGTGAACAATTTATCGGAGTCACAAATGGCAGACGACGAAACCAAGGGTCTGATCCAGTCTATCAAGGATCAGCTTACCAAAGAGAACCCGCTCAAGGCGACGGTTGACAACCTCACCGCAGAAGTCCAGAAGCGGGATGCACAGATCACAGTTCTGACCAAACAGGTTACCGACCTGACCGCCAGCAAGACGGCGCTCGATAACCTCATGGCAGAGCAGGCGAACAAAGCGAAAGACGCCCGGTGGGTGCAGGTTAAGAACCTTCTGAAACCCGGACTCTATCACAAGCCCGAAGATGAGAAGGCGCTCCGGGAATCGTTCGAGACCGACCCGGCAACCTTCATGATCGCCAACGTCGGAAACATCCAGACCGCCAAGCCCGCACCCGCACAGGGATCGGCAGCGGTTGGTAACCTTTCCGAAGACGATGAGAAGCCGTTCGATGTAGCGGCAGCCCGGGGCAAGATGAACCCCTTAACCGGGAGGTTTGAGTAAAAATGGCAGGAGATCTTTTATTCCGCAAGCCGTCCCTCGACGTAGTCCAGGGCGACACGCTCGGCCCCATGTTCGGGGTTGTGCAGGCGGGTGCAACAGTCACCTACATGAAACCCGGTGTCCTCATGGTTCGGTCAACGACCGACGGCGAGGTTAACATTGCCGGTGCAACGGATATCAGTGGCAACGTCGGTATCCTCGGATACGAGGCGACCCCGCTGGCATACAAACCGGCTGACCGGGACACCATCTATGCAATCGGCGACCATGTGGCAATCCACAACACGCCCGGCATGAGGTTCCGCGGTCACCTGACCCCCAGTTCAGGAGCCGTGGTTCCGGGAACTCCCTTATGTCACGCCGGTGATGCAAGCGGCAACCTCGAAATCTTCCTCGGCCCGACTACATCAGCGGTGGCTGGCACGGGCATCCCGATAGTAATTGCCCGTTCGCTTGAAGCTGTGACCCCCGGGACTTCTTATGCGTCCTGTGTCTGCTGGATGCAGTGGGTGTGATCTAAAATGACGAACGAACTTTACACCCTGACCCGTCAGTTTGACAAGGCTATCGTGCCCGTCCTGCGGGAAACCCCGAGCGGGATGTCCCTGCTCCCCCTGAACACAGATTACCGTGGGCTTGGCAAAGCCGCCGTCCGTGTTGCCGGATATGGCACCCGCGGCGCTGCCCGTGTTGGATTCGAGATCCTTCAGACTGCCGGCGATGGCGTTGACGTGACCGGATTCGATACCAAGATCATGGTTCTCCAGGATGACGCCACCATCAAGCGCACCGACTGGGAAGCATACATCGAGAACGGCGTCCCGATCTCTTCAGATATCGCCGTCGAAATGACAGGCAACATCCAGGCACTCGCCGACAAGATCATCTATAACGGATGGACTGCCGACGCCACCAACTATGATATCAAAGGTCTGTATCAGGTCGCAGGAACCACCGCGACGGGCGCAGACTGTGGCACGTTCGGCAACACCCTGCTTTCTATCCAGGCGGGTATCACTGCCCTTGAAGATGCAGGCGTCTACTCCCCGGGCCATATCCTTGCTCTCTACCCGACCCAGTATGCACAGGTCATGGCAACGATCAGCTCCGGCGTGGTTGAAGCAAAGGAAGCCCTCGCCATGCTCGGCACGGGTGGCCGGATTGTCAAGAACACCAACCTTACCGCGGATTACGGTCTCCTGTTCCCGGCACCGCTCGATGTCAACCGGAAATATTTCGATATCGTCGAGACCGTGCCCCCGATGCATACCGTCTGGTTCAAGGACGGCAACACCCAGAGCGGCGATGTCTGCGTTCGGCAGCTGACCCGGTTCGGTGTCCGGTTCAAGCACCAGAGTTCATCCGGTACTGGGACCGACGTTGCAGTCTGTAAGATCTCCAGCATGTAAGGCGGGTCTATCATGACCCAACTTATTTGTAAGGTATGCAGATGCAATCTCAAAGACGGCAGGCTGATTAAAGAGAACGAGATCTTTGAGACGACGGACGAGGAAACCGAGATTCTTATCCGTGGCGGGATAGCGAAGCCCGCGCCCGCCCCGGTAAAGAAACCCGAACCCGTCAAGGTCGATCCTCCAAAACCTGCTATTGACCTGTATAAAGAAGCGCAGAAGGTCAAGGAACTGAAGGTCAAGGAGACCCCGAAAGAAACCCCCGTGCAACCCGAAGCGCCAAAGAAAGCGATTACCAAGAAAAAGAGCCGGTGATCTGAATGGCAGCAGAAGCAAAAGCAAACAGTTATTCAGATTATTCATTTACCGAGACGCTTGACGCATCCGGGAACACGACTTCATGGATTGAGTGCCGGAACTTCCCGAACCATACCCTTGCGGTCACCAACACCGATCATACGCTGTTCACCGTGAAGGTTGAAGGCACCCTTGACGGCACGAACTTCTTTGGTATTGACGGCAGCGGCAACGCCGCCCCGGATTCTTCGGGTAACATTGCGTTTACCAAAGCGTCCGCCACCTATGCGATCATCGTCAGGAACACCCCCCTAAACTGGATCCGGTTGAAACTGGTCAGTTATTCCGGTGGGGCAACAGCAGGCGGNATCACCGTCAAATATCGCGGCGGTTGATCATGGCGACAGCCCGGGCTCCACAGGTAATGAATATCCGGATGCCGGACGGGACGGTCCGACCGTGGGATATGGCAAACGAGCCGAAACCCGATGCAGTTGGTAACGACAGCCGCACGGGGTTCCTGTGGAACTGTTACACGTCCAGCCTCGGAAAGTTTTTCCAGAACACCATTAAGGGCGGTGTCGTATCGGCAATCACCCGTATCCATGACAAAGAGATCCCCCGGTATGATAAACAGGCGTATATCTGCACCGATCCCCGTGTGGTTGCCTTGGATAAGATCATCAAGGATACTATCAAAGAGGTGATCGCCGATACTGACCGCGAACGGAAACAAAAGATCGCGTTCATGATCTGGGACATTTTCAAGTTTATCGGGCTGAAAGAGGACATCTTTTACCGGCCCCGTATCCTTCAGGCAGCGGTTAAGGTTGCTCATAAGATCATTGAGAACGAGGCACTACTCACCCAACTGACGGAGCGGGAGGCTTACAACCTCGCCCGGTTTGGCGGGATTGACGGACACGATTATAACGAGACCTTTTCCGACATGGACCCAGAACGCCGGGCACAGTTACCGAAGAGCTGGACGGGGTTACCGTGACCTCATACGACACCTCCGCAAACGTCGAGACGGCGATTGAGGATTACAGCGCCTATACCGTCGGGTCCAGCGGCACGATCACAGATGCCCAGTTTGTCCGGTTCCTTGCCCTTGCTGACGCACAGGTAACGCTTGACGATCCGGGATTCAACCAGGCACAGGCAAACGAAGCTATCGCTCTTTACATCTGCCACATGATCGCCCGGAAGAAAGGGCAGACGGGTAAGACCTCGTTATCCATCGGGAAATATGCGTACTCCAAACAGCTCGCCACCGGCCTGACATCATGGTTGGATGAGTATCGCGGGTTGATTGATCGGGTTGCTGCGATGGTCACCTCCACCACGCAGGGTATCCAGAGCCTTTCCACTGATGGGGTAACCCGGGACGATGCGAACATGAACAGCCTGTCACTTGACCAGAGCACCCCATACGATTTAGCAGACGAGAGCAGGAGCGACACATGAGCGAAGTTGATGAACCACAAACCGAGCGGGAGCTCCTGCTCGCCATTCACAAAGATGTAAAAGCCTTGGTGAAATGTCAGGATGACCATGAGGAACGGATCCGGAACCTCGAAGACGGGTTCTGGAAAATGATCGGGGTGGCAGGTTTCATCGGGTTCGTGTCCGGCTGGTTCGGTAAGACGTTCGGCGGGGGAACCTGATGGGTGAACTTGACGAGGTATTGAACCAGAGCGTGACGATTGAGGGATTCAACTCAATCAACGAGACGGGCGATCCCTCGTATAACGCCGGGGTTGTCTATAAGGCAATGGTTCAGCGCCGCGTCAAGATGATCCGCACCTTCAAAGGAGACGAGGCGGTGAGCACCTGTTCCGTTCTTATGGACGGCACGGTATCCGCTATCCTTGACGATTACGGGCGGGACCGCATCACCCTCCCGGACACCACCCAACCGCTGATCATGGCGATTGAAGATGGGATCGATGATACCGGCGAGACAATCTATGTGGAGCTGAGCACCTGATGGCATTTTTAGATCCGTCAACCGGACCAAACCCCTCTATTGTAGATCCTTATGGAACATCATTTGAGATAGGGGCAGGATTTGAGCAGATGGAACGGTGGCACACCCCGTCTGCTGACAAATACACCCTTACAGGCACCGAAGAGGTCATGGCGAACCTTGATCGGTATATTGGTTCGATGCCGGAGGTCGTGATGCAGGAACTTGAGGTGTGGGCAGAAACCATCCTCCAAGAATCCCTTAAAGAGGTGCCGTGGGATACGACGCACCTCCGACAAACCGGCACCATTGAACCTTTTGATGAAGGAGATACGCACGGATACCAGATCGGGTATAATGCCACGTCGTTCAGTTCCGGGATAATGTCCGGTTGGTATGGTGCCGTGAAATACGCCGGAGAGGATGATTACAATTACGGCCTGCGACAGCACGAAGACCTCACGCTCCATCACCCAAAACCCGGCACGAAAGCAAAGTTCCTTGAAGACCCGTTCAACCGAATCAAATCACAGGTAATCCCGGGTATCGTTGACACTATCAACTCTTACTTTACAGCGGGCGTTCCGAGCATGTCAGGCATGATGCAGAGCCGCCGGCTGTCTCTTGGTAACCTTGGAGGCCGGTTCATATGACCGTCCCGGAATCAGCGATATCGGCGTATCTGGCGGCATGTGGGTTTGGCACGGTCGGATCCACAATATTTACAAATGTAAAGCCGGCGACCCCGGACAACCTGATCAGCGTGTTCGGATACGCGGGGTCGGCTCCGGATTGGTCACACGACACCAGCGGCAACCGGCACCCGGGTATCCAGGTCTGGGTGCGGAACACCAACGCAGCAACCGCACGGACGAACATCGAGAACATATACAACACCCTGGACGGCATCACGAACACCTCGTTATCGAGTAACTATTTCGAAGGCATCTTCGTAAACAGCGACCCGATACCGATGGGAAAAGACGAGAACGGACGGACGGAGTTCTCATTGAACTTCTCAACCACGATCAGGAGATAACAGCATTATGACGTACACAGGATCAGCAGCAGTAATCGGGAAAGGGGCGACCTTCAAGGACGCCTCAAGTAACGCATTTGCGGAGATCAGCGATCTCGGTGAGTTTGGAGAGGCCGCGTCAGACATTGACGTAACCAACCTCGACACCTCCAACAACTTCATGGAGTATATCGCGGGTATGCGGGAAGGCGGGGAGTTCCCGGTCACCTGTAACTACAAACGGACGGATACCAGCGGGCAACTTTACGGCATCACGAACTGCCAGAATGGGACCAGGGAAATCTATACCATCACGTTCGGCGGCGGTTCGACGTGGGCGGCATTGATGTACCCGAAATCCTACAAGATCCGCGTCCCAGTGAAAGACGTTGTGAAAATAACGTATGTCTTCAAGATCTGCGGGCAGCCGACGTTTACGGCGTGAGGTTGATCGGTCGTGACTGATCGATCCGTTCCGCTCGTAATGGGGGAAGGAACCTCCCTCCGGTTTGACCGGGCCGATATAAAAGCAATGGAGAACGCGCTCGGGATCGGATACCCCCATTTTATCCGGTCGGGTATCTTTGGAAGCCTGACGGCAACCGAGGTCTTTGTCTGGCGCGGGTTACGGAAAGAGAATGATAAAGGCGACCTTGTGCATGTGTTCCCGCTCAATGAAAAAGGGCGGGAAGAAGCCGGCGACCTTGTCATGACTTTCATCGGGGATAACAGCCCGGCAACCATCAACGACGCGGTGATCGATGCCCTGTTCGCCTGCGGGTTGTTCAAGCGGAAAGCCCCGGAGGAACCGCAACAGGAACCGGATGAGACCGCCCCAAAAAACTTACCGCCCTGATGGCGAAGACCATCCCGCTCGCCGTCGGGTACGGGATACCAGAGAAAGAGACGTGGACCATGACACCGGCAGAAATCATCGGAACCATCGAGGCACGGAGTAACCAGCACATGAGCGATCTCAAAGTTGTCGATATCCTGTTCGCCGGCGGGAAAGCCCTGTATGCGTCAGCTCATGGGGTGCAGGACGCTGATTATTCGGAGTTCCGGATGTACCGGGACAAAAACAAGGAAGAGGACATGACGCCGGCAGAGTGGGAACACCATCTGAGACTGATCGCAGCGACGTATAAGCCGGAGGATGCATAATGGCAGACGTTGGCAGCCTTTGGGTCAGGCTCGGTCTGGATTCATCCAACCTTAAAGCCGGGTTGGCACAGGCAAAGACAGACCTTACCGGCTGGCGGGATGAGACCAACAAGAGCACCGCAGATATGNCGAAATGGGGGGCTGCTATTGGTGCCACGGTTGCCCCGATTGCCGCGATGTCGTATGCCGTCTATGGTGCGATTGAGAAGTTCGGGGGATTGTCAGAACAGATTAGCGATCTCTCATACACGACCGGATTGAGTACCGACAAGATCCAGCAGCTCCAATATGCGGCAGTGCTTTCCGGCACTGAATTTTCAGCGCTTACGATGGGGGTGAATCAACTCACCCTTTCTGTATCCAAAGCGGGGGATGCAACCAGCGAGACGGGTAAAGCGTTTGCTGAACTTGGTGTGTCTGTTGATGGCAGGGCGATTGATCAGGTCTTTGACGATACCGCAATGGCCCTTGTCAATATGGAGAACGAAACCAGGCGCAACGAGATCGCAATGTCCCTGTATGGGCGCTCTTGGAAAGAGATGCTGCCGTTCGTTCAGGATTATATTGATAAGAAAAAAGAGATCGAGGGGATATCGCTTTTATCCTCTGAAGAGATCGAGGCTAACAAGGAATCCAAGGCAGAACTTGACGCCCTCGGGAAAAGGATCGAAACCTACGAAGGGAAAATAGTCGGATACCGGGACGACGCCGGGAGTACCGTACTAGATAGGTGGCTAGGCGGTCAGGGGTTAGGATCCTTCGTTCCAAAACCGGCGACCCCTGTTAAGAAAGGTGAAAAACCGAAGGTGGGCGAGGCATCTCCCATTTCCGATCCGCTTACGGGATTAACCTCACAGGAAGCGGAGATCGAGATCCTATCAAAATATACCATTCCCGCATTAGAGGACGCATATAAAACCCTGTCCACCAGCGGGACTGCATCGATGGAACAGATCGCCAACGCCTCTCTCGCGGTGATAATGGCAAAAGAAAAACTGATCGCCCTTACCACAGAAGAGACGGAAACACAGGCTGATCTCGCATCCGGAACCAACGATCTTGCCGATGCGCAGGACCGGCTGAATGATATCAACAAGGATTACACCCGCGAGATGAGCATCCTCAACCCACGGGACGTATCCGCAGCCCGCGACCTCACCATCCGGCATAATTGGGCAGTCGAGGACCAGCAGGCCGCCATCAGCAAGGCATCGGGTGCGACTTATGGCGATGTTGTGGTCAATATCGACGGCAAGACTATCGCGAGAGTTCCGGGCGTTGCTGCCGGTACTGGTGAGCGATCACTTATGCAGGCGGGGTACTGATGACCGCCAAAGTTACTTTTTCCACAGCCGCGGTTGACGCTTACGAGATTGCCCCGTTTACCGCCGTGGGATCATATTCGTTTGAATGTTCCATGCGGTGCCGGTGCGACTCCTCCGCGAATATTGTTGCATTGAAGGCACTTCAGGGACATATCGGGGTTCAGGTGTTGGCGTCAGGGAAGACGCGGATCCAGACNACCGGCGGGACGAAAGCCACGCTGACGATNAACGGGNTGACNTATNCNAACTGTTACATATCGGCGTTGTCGTGGCAACTTGTCCCGAAATCAAAGCCGTTCACCCGTTATGAATACACCATTAAATTCGTCCAGGAGACCGCATAATGAGACCTGATAGAGATTTACTTTACAACCGCCCC